ATTGAAACCTGCTTCTATTCCAGAGGCAGTTCTTATCATAGCAAAGTATATGAGAGACATTACTATTGTTCCTGACCAAGAGATTAACATGCTCGCATGTCTCACAGAGATTATGATGAGTTGCGAATTTAGATAAAGTATGCTATAATATTCGAGTTACGCCATAAGCACCGTACTTATTAGTACCATCTTCTTTAGGGTTGATGAATAGCAAGTGGTTTATATAATATAATAACATGGAAACTAAAGATTTCACTGGAAATATTTCAGTGAATAGCAACTATCCGTTGCAAGAATTTTTGAACTTACCAGAAGTTCCTTGCCAGAGAAATACAGAGGCAAGATTAAGTAAGGCAAGAAAGTATTTAAAGAATATAAGACCAGAACATTGCGTTGTTCATTTGGTTAGACTTACAAAAGATTGTGAGGTTGCTGGAAAATTATATCCTAAAGGTATGACGTTCAGAAATGATGGCAACACTCGTGCATTAAATTGGTCAGAAGAAGGATCAGATTATCTTCCAGAGAAATTAGTAGCAATTATATATGATTATAATAATTTAGATGAGATTAAAGCAGCATATGATTGCTTTGATTCTGCTGAATCTACTGAAAAGAATCAGCAAAAGGTATATGGTATTCTTACAGGATTTTATGATTATGTTCCAAAGTCAGAGAAGTTAATACAAGGACAAATTCTTTCTGGAATGAATAAAGCATGTCATTTTGTTAAAAAGACTGTATGGAATCAAACTAATATTAAGACTCAAGAACAATTACGAGACGAACTTTGTTTTTGGATTCATAACAAGTGTCTACCAGCACTTGATGATATGATGACTAAAAAAGAAGCATGGTGTCAACCATTTATTGCTGCTGCTCTTTTGAGTTTACGTTATTATGGATATAACAATCAGAAACTTATTGGTGCATGGAAACTGATTGAACAAGGAAAAGGTAACACTATGAATTCAGATTGGGATGGTGTTACTCATATTACTGAAGAGTGGAAGACTGGAAAGTTCTTTAAGGATCCTAGTATTTGCAGAGATACTCGTTGGGATAATATGGATCGTACTGTTTCATATATCTTATACTGGATTGATAAGTATATGGAAGATGAAACAGGAAGCAAAGTTGGTCGTGGTTGGGAAGATGTTGCTAAGGAATACTGTGAAAGGCCATCATTTAATTCATTATTAGATAGGGTATTGATATCATGATTTACAATACTATAGAAGAACTACAAAAGGTTACAGGTCCAGAAGTATGGCGACCTTTCGTTATCAATACTGGAACCGAATATAAAACACATGACTGGTACTCAATTTCAAATTGGGGTAGAGTAATGAGTCATTTGAAGAGGGGTAGAAAGAGGGCTGGTCAAGAAAGGGTTGATCATAGCAGAAAGACTATTATGACAACGACAGATAACTCTTGTGTTTTAGGACATAAGAGAATGTCTTTTGTTTTTCCATCAGAATTTTTTGATTATGAATATGCTAAAGCAAGTAAAACTGATGGCAATACAGTAATTGTTAAGTTTTATCTTCATCAGTTGGTGATGTGGGCTTACAATCCTATTGAAAATGATCCACCAGCATTACTTACAGATGTTTGGGATGATATTCCTGAGATTGCAAAAGTCTTTATTGATTCTATATTGGTTACTAATCATATAAATCATAATCCAGCACACAACTTTCTAGCTAACTTAGAACGTGTTAGACAGAAAGAAAATACTAGGTCTGCTAAAGATCATTATGGTGGAAATCCTGCTAACAAAAGGCAGTTTAAAACTGAACATGGAGAAGATCTTAAGATTGTAGATCTTATAGAAGAAGAACGAAAACCATCTTTACAATTATTTTATGCTTGACATAATCCAAAATTGATGGTAACCTGATATATACCAGAAGAGTGGTATGGAGATCAGTAAAATGACCGAACTAAAAAGACCAAATCCTTATTATGCCGAAGACATTAAAGTCACTGAAGACACCACTCAGATATCCAGGAGGCAAGAGCAGGGCAGTAGTAAAACTATTGCAGTACCTCCCAGACCTTTCCCAGGTAAGAGAGTTTAGAGAACCCTTTCTTGGTGGTGGGTCTGTCTCACTAGAAATTACAAAGAGGTATCCTCACATAGAGATATGGGTCAATGACCTGTATGAACCTCTATGTAATTTTTGGTGTGAGTTACAGCACAATGGTCAGGATCTTCAGGATGCTATCTTCTCAATGAAGAACATGCATCCCGACAGAGATACTGCTAGAACACTTTTTAATAATAGTAAGGAGGATATAAATGACAAAGAAAAATCGGACTTTGCTCGTGCCATCGCTTTTTATATCGTTAACAAGTGTTCCTTTAGTGGTCTTACTGAGTCTTCTTCCTTCTCGCCACAAGCATCAGAGTCCAACTTCTCCTTCAATGGAATTGAAAGACTTAGCGAATACTCCAAGCTTATTGAAGGATGGACAATAACAAATCTTTCTTATGAAAGAATGTTATCAGATGAAAAGGATGTATTTACATATCTAGATCCACCTTATGATATCAAAGATAATCTCTATGGTAGAAAGGGTGGTATGCATAAGAAGTTTGATCATGATCAGTTTGCTGCTGATTGTGATGCCTTCACATCTCCTATGTTGATCTCATATAACAGTTCTCAACTTGTTAAGGATCGTTTCAAGGAGTGGACAGTTGGAGAATTTGCACACACTTATACCATGAGGTCTGTGGGGTGCTATAATATAGATCAAGCAGCAAGGAAGGAACTAGTCCTATTAAATTATGAAATGTGAAGTAAAACTATTTGTGTCGGGAACAGTCTTTACAGAGACAGTACAGGCACGTAACTATGCTGAGGCCAGACAGGTTGCTCTTGCTAGAAATCCTAACGCAAGAGTGGTAAGTGTTAATGCAGTATTTACATGATTAAATTTTGGAGGATTTGGAAGTATGCCTTGGGAAGTTTCGAGGATACTAAGACTGCAAGGTATGATAATGCAGTTTGTGCTATTCGCACTTTTATTTTTGTTAGTTATCTCGCTACTAACTGTTTTATTACTGCTGGTGTGATACGCCACTGGAACAATGTACCAACTAAAAGATTACCTTTACAGCATCAACCAATCTAAGAAGAATATATTAGATGAGGATGCTGATGCAGAGAAAAAATATCCTGCTTATGTAGTGAATAGATGCTTGTCATCTTTCATGGATACTATACTTTTGTCAAATGAGATGAATAGAAACTCTCATTTACCAAAGCGTCTGCAATATGATTTTTTAATAAATAGTGTGAAACCAAGAAAGAGATTCTCTCCTTGGGCTAGGAAAGATACTATTGACTATCTTGATGTGATTAAAGAGTATTATGGTTATAACGATGATAAAGCTCTACAAGCACTAAGGATTCTCACTAAGGATCAACTAGATAAAATTGCACATTTGTTAAGGAAAGGTGGAAATGAGCGTCGAAAATGAGATCCAATGGAAGCAATCTGATATGGTCGAAGTGGTTCTAAATGAACCAGATGACTTCCTAAAAGTCCGTGAGACTTTAACAAGAATAGGAGTAGCATCTCGTAAAGAGAGAAAGATATATCAATCTTGTCATATACTCCACAAAC